CGGCATTGGGCTGTCTGACGAAGAGGTAGATTTCCTCCTAGAAAATGATATTGCCAGAGTAATCAAGGAGTTAGCCGCAGAGTACGCATGGTTTAACGATCTTGATGATGTCCGAAAAGATGCTATGATTGACATTGCATTTAACCTCGGAGCTACGCGTTTGCGGGGCTTTCGACGCGCATTAGCTGCTATGGAAGCGGCTAACTATAAAGAAGCTGCTGTAGAGTTTTTGGACTCTCGATGGGCAAGACAAGTTGGTGGGCGTGCTTTAGAGCTTACCGACATGATCGCTAGCGGTGAATATGCGGAATGAGGTTTAAATGGCGATTAAAAAACTACAATTCAAAGCGGGTGTAAACAGAGAAACCACCCGTTACGCCGCCGAAGGTCAGTGGTACGAGACCGACAAGGTGCGTTTCAGACGTGGCCTACCCCAGAAAATAGGCGGTTGGGAGCAGGTTTCTTCCAATACTTATCTAGGTGTAGCACGCTCACTATTCAACTGGGCCACGCTGTCCGGACAAAACCTCGTAGCTGTTGGTACCAACCTCAAATACTACATAGAACGAGGTGGGGCTTACTTCGATGTTACCCCTATTAGAGCAACCACAGCAGCGGGCGATGTTACGTTTGCAGCCGTAAACGGCGATGCCACACTTACCGTATCTGATACAGCCCACGGTGCCATCCAGAATGACTTTGTTACCTTTTCTGGAGCTGTCTCATTAGGCGGCAATATTACGGCGGACGTGCTCAATCAGGAGTATCAGATAGCCACCATAATTAACGAAGATTCCTACACAATTGAGGCTAAGGACACTAGCGGCAACGAGGTTCTGGCTAACGCATCAGATACAGGCAACGGCGGGGCTTCTGTCGTAGGTGCCTACCAGATCAATACAGGTAATGAGATTGAAGTGCCGTTTTCCGGTTGGGGTGCGGGGCGTTGGGGGTTTGGAACGTGGGGTACAGGCGGTACAACACTGGCTCCTATGCGTATCTGGAGTCAATCTAACTTCGGTGAGGACTTGTTCTTTGCCCACCGTGGTGGGGCACCACTGTACTGGGATGCAAGCTCTGGGGTCGGTACACGGGGCGTATACGTCAGTTCTTTAGGTGGAGCGTCTGATGTACCTACTACAGTAAATTTAGCGTTTGTATCAGATATATTCCGCTTTGCGTTCTGTTTTGGGGCTAATGACATAGGCACCTCTACACTTGATCCTATGTTAATTCGTTGGTCTGACCAAGAGGACGTGGCTAATTGGACACCTGCCGCGACTAACCAAGCGGGTAGTTTACGGCTATCAGACGGTACAGAAATCGTTGATGCTATCCAAGCACGACAGGAAATATTAGTCTGGTCAGATGCGGCCCTGTACGGCCTACAATATCTGGGTGCTCCAGAGGTATGGGGAGCGCAGCTTCTAGGCTCAAACATCACCATAGCCAGCCCGAATGCGGCTGTGTACTCAAACAATATTGCTTATTGGATGGGTCTGAACACGTTCTACTACTATGATGGTACGGTTAAAACACTACCTTGTGACGTGCGTAGCTATATATTTGATGACTTTAACCAAGGCCAAGCAGATCAGGTAGTCTGTGGTTCTAACGAGCAGTTTGATGAGATATGGTGGTTCTACTGCTCTGCTGGGGCTACACAGAATGATCGGTATGTGGTGTATAACTACGTCGAAAACGTCTGGTACTACGGTAATTTGTCTCGCTCAGCGTGGCTTGATGCTGATTTACGTGATTTTCCTATAGCTGCTACTTTTGGTAACAAACTGGTTAACCACGAGAAAGGTGTGGATGATAACGAGACCGGCACGCCTACAGCATTTACAGCAAATATTACCTCAGCACAGTTCGATCTGGACGATGGCGACCGGTTTATGCTGATTAACCGTATGCTGCCTGATATGACGTTTGACGGCTCTACAGCAGATTCTCCTGCGGCTACCATGACTCTGAACCCCTTGGAAAACTCAGGTTCTGGACGGTATAACCCAGCGTCGGTCGGGGGCAACAGCAGTGCAACGGTCACCAGAACAGCCGTATTTCCTGTAGAAGAATTTACAGGGCAGGTATTTACACGGGTACGGGGTCGGCAGATGTCGATCAAGATTGAGTCTACAGAGCTAGGAGTAACTTGGAAACTGGGCGCACCTAGGATGGATATGCGGCCTGACGGTAGGAGAGGCTAGTGGCTAAGCGCCTCGTAAGTAAGGTAGAGAATCCTGCCCTACCCATACCGCCAACGGGAACTACACTGCGAAGATATTTAGATGACCTAAATAATATTTTGCGTTTGTTTTTCAACAGGTTAGCAAACAGTGTAAACTTGGTAACCGGTGAATTTGGTGGTCAGTTTATAGAAAAGCCTAATGGTTTGTTCTTCTCCACTACAGATCAACCCATAGCAGTAGTAAACACAGCTCAGGTAGTTAGTTTTGAAAACACTTATTTGAGCGAAGCAATAACGATAAACGGCGGTTCTAACAGCCAGATTACAGTAACATATTCTGGTATTTATAACTTCCAGTTTGTAGCCCAAGCAGCTACTGGGTCAGCCTCGTCCAAGAACGTGTATGTGTGGATCAGGCGAGATGGTACGGATATAGGCTATTCGGCCAGACATTTGGTTTTACAAGGCTCCAACGACAGTACCGACATTGCGTGGAGTTTTAGTATTGATTTACAGGCAGGGTCGTACATAGAGATGATGTGGTCATCAGACGACATAGATACAAGGCTGGATACTGAGACTGCGGTAGCACCTCACCCCGGCGAACCCTCTGCTGTAATCACTGTAACTTTCGTCTCAGTATTGCCTGAGACACTACCGACACCTCCGTAGGTGAGAGATGAGTAACGGCCCCTACATAGACCCAGCAGTTTTTGACGCAATGGGTACGCAGGCAGCAGCGAAGTATGGTGCTGCAAATATAGCGGCTGAAGGAGCAGCTAGCTTAGGATTAGGGGCTTTAGCGAAGGGTCTTGGGCCACTGGCTGCCGCTTACGGTGTTTTAGACCTACTGGGCTTCTTTGATAGCACCTTGCAAGAAACTCCAATGACGCCCGAGGAAGCGGCAGAGTTTCAAGCAAAAAGCCGTATAGAGCGTGCAGTTAATGACATAGCGACGAGCGCGGAAGGCGGCACTGAAGGCGCTACGGAGGCGCTGGAAGACGCTATGGCCGAGGGAATGCTGCTAGGTATATCTCCTACCGAAATAGTAGCCCCAGTGCTGAATCAACGCATACCCGGTGTAACAGATGTCCCGATACTAGGAGATGTCCTTGAAGGGGCAATGAACAAAGCCGCTGAATATGTCGACAAAGGGCTTGAATACATAGGGATGAACGATGTAAGGGGTGATGCTGTTATTGGCCCCGGAGGCATAAGTATTGATTTTGAGCCTGTAGGAACAAGAAGTCAGCAAAGAGGAACGACTACACCACAAGGTACATCTACGCGTCCGGGGGGAAGCACAGCGACAGTTACAACAGGCAGTGAAAGAGGAGACATAATACTTAGTGGTGGTACGGGTGCTGACGTTGTAGAAGCGGAAGCTGGTGTAACAGGTATTGAAGCAATACATTTTGTGCTCTCACAAACTTGTGGAGATGACGAAACCTACGACCGCGCTACTTTCAGTTGTATACCTAAGTCTGGTACTGGCACCAAAAAGGCTGAGAAAGTAATTTGCCCAGCAGAGTACGAAAATGCTGGTGCGGAAGTAGACAGTCTTGAGGAATGTGGCGACAAGAAGAGCACCGTTACTACAGATGACCTTTGTGATAACGCGATATACGCCGCTGCAAACCCCGATATATGTGGGGACACAACAGGCACTGGTGAAATCACTGTTGATGACCCATGCCTAGACCCCGAGTATAAGGCTGCAAACCCCATACAGTGTGGCGATATGGGGCCAAAACTTGATCCTTGCCTAGACCCAGCGTATGCTGCTGAAAATCCGGTAGAGTGCGGTACTCCACCCACTGATCCTTGCCTAGACCCAGCGTATGCTGCTGAAAATCCGGTAGAGTGCGGTACAAAAACTGATCCTTGCCTAGACCCAGCGTATGCTGCTGAAAACCCAGAAATATGCGGTACAAAAACTGATCCTTGCCTAGACCCAGCGTATGCTGCTGAAAACCCAGAAATATGCGGTACAAAAACTGATCCTTGCCTAAATCCAGCGTATGCTGCTGAAAACCCAGAAATATGTGGGACAACAACTGATCCTTGCCTAAATCCAGCGTATGCTGCTGAAAACCCAGAAATATGCGGGACAACAACTGATCCTTGCCTAAATCCAGCGTATGCTGCTGAAAACCCAGAAATATGCGGGACAGTCCGTATTATCGAGTGTCCGCCGAATAGTGATAAGCCCGGCAGAGCAGTGCCTACGGGGCAGACTGTACAGAGTTTCTGTTATGAAGGCGCACCGCCACCTCCCGAAGACCCCTGTTTAAATCCAGCATATGCAGCAGAGAATCCGATAGAGTGCGGTACAAAAACTGACCCGTGCTTGGATGCAGACTATGCAGCAGCAAACCCAGAGAAGTGCGGGGTAGATACTGATCTTTGTGATAACCCAGTATATGCGTACTTTAATCCAGAAATTTGTGGTGTCGTACAAACCCCCAGTACGAGTTTGCCTAGTAGTTCTCGTGGCGTTAGAGTAACAGGGCCAGAGCTAGCGCAAATTGACTATTTATACGATATAGGTGGCGAAAGTATTTTTAACCCTAATATGGCAAGCCGCCCTTATGCAGCAAAAAGTGGCGGTATAATAGATACTTATAATGAGTTTGATGAACTTATAGATTTATTGAGAGGCTAAGATGGGCGAATTCTTTGATTGGGTAGGTAACACAGTAGGTGCTGCGGTTGACGTAGTTACTGACTTTTTTACTACCGACGATGGGACTATAGACATGTCCAAAGTAGCCCCTGTACTGGGGTTATTTCTGGCTTCTCGTGCCAAAGACTCTAGTACTATTTCTGATTTTTTAGGGCTTGGTGGAGATAGCCAAGGCCCTCTTGGGTACATGGGTGGTATTCCTGATTACACAGCCTACCGTCAGCAAGTACCTATGTATACTCAAGAAGATGCCGCAGCATATGACCCAGACCGCCGTCCGGGCGGAGGTGGCCGTCGGTATTTTACGCAGACCCAGTATGTAGGTACGGGGGGCGATGCTGCTGCTAACCAAGCCGCTATAGACGCTGCACAAGCCGCTACAGACGCAGAAAAATGGAATTTAGCCACACAGAATCTTACTAATCTCAGTAGGCAAACACGTCCTGTTTCAACCAAATACGCTCCCACGGTAGCTTCTACAGGAATAATTCCTGCGCAACGTAGTTATATGGCTCCTGCTTCTGGTGCAGACGTTGTACAAACTAGATTAGACGAGTTAATAGAAGCCTCCAAACCCGGCGCTATTGGTATGATGGAAGGTGGACTAGCTTCTTTAGACGGCATGGGACAAGGCTACTACTTAGGCGGCCCAACAGATGGCATGGCAGATAGGATTCCTGCTACTATAGACGCCACGCAACCCGCTGCCCTCAGTGATGGCGAGTTCGTTATCCCTGCCGATGTAGTCAGCCATCTTGGTAATGGCAATTCCAATGCAGGTGCCGAGCAACTTTACTCTATGATGGATAGAGTGAGACAGGCCAGAACTGGCCGTCAGACACAGGGCACCCAAATAAACCCAAACAAATTTATGCCAAGTTGAGGTGAATCATGGGCGATGATGATCTCGATCCAAACGCAATAGCGACCGATACGTCGGACGATTTATTTTCAAATACCACAAGAGCGGAGGAATCTTCGCTTTCTTCGTGGGCTGGCCCGTATGTCACGGAAATGCTTGGTCGTGGGCAGGCTCTTGCTGGTATGCCGTATACCGCATACCAAGGCCCCCTAACTGCTGGAGAATCTGGTCTACAAACGCAAGCCTACCAAGGTCTGGGTGCTTTAACTGCTCCGATTACACAGATGGGGGGCTATACACCTACTTCATTTACTGAGGCTGGTGTAGCGCAGCAGTACATGTCTCCTTATCTGCAAATGTCCCTTGAGCCGCAGATCGCAGAGGCGCAACGTCAAGCTGAAATCGCCCGAACTAAACAAGCTAGTCGGCTAAGTAAAGCCGGAGCTTATGGTGGTGGCCGTCAAGCTATTATGGATTCTGAGTTAATCCGTAACACATTGCGTAACATAGCGGACATTACCGGTACTGGATACCAACAAGCCTTCACAGAAGCGCAGGGTCAGTTTAATACTGAAGAACAAGCACGTAGACAAGCTCAAGAAATGATGAATCAGTTTGGGTTTGACGTATTTGAAGCCCAACGTCGTGCGGGTGCTGAACAACGGGGTATCGAAGGTGAGGGCATTGCCGCAGATATCGCTCAGTTTGAAGAAGAACGTGACTTCCCTTACAAACAAGTACAGTACATGCAGTCATTGCTGCAAGGTATGCCAGTTGGCGTTGCCAGCTACGAGTACACGGAGCCTTCCGGCTTAAGTTCTTTACTAGCTGGTGCTCAAGGCGGCTCTGATATCTATACGTTGTTAAATAACATATTAAATCCTCCAGCATAGGAATATAAGTAATGGCTATGCAGCAAACACCACAAGGTTTACAGGCTTTGATGCCCCAACAGCGTCCCGTACAGCAGCCTAGACCAGCTATGCCGAATGTAAATCCACAACGTATGCAAGCGGCGGTTGATGTCGTAGATAACGATTTACAAGATTTAGGGATAGACCCTAAAACTCGTGCTGCTATGAAAGCGCAGGAAGCCGTTGATTTACTGAAATCGGCTGACCAAGATTTGGCAAAAGCGCAAGGCCAACAAGTTCCTCAAATGCCAGTACTCGATCAGCGTAAACAACAAGCTGCTGAAGGTATCATTGGACTTATGCAACGGCTAATGCCCGGTGCTCAAGTAGCTGGTATGCAGCGTCGCCCACAACCACAACGTCGTGCTGCGCCAAACATGTTAGCCGGACTAGGTGGTATGCAGCGTCGCCCACAACCACAAGCTATGCCTCAAGCTCAACCACAACAACGTCCGATGGCAGCAGGTATATCACAACTTTCTGCGCCAAATATGGCTCGTATGCCACAAATGGCCGCTCGTGGTGGAATTATTGGCTATGCCGAAGGCGGCCCTACAGAGGGCGAAACAGCTCAAATACAACAGCTTAACCCGTTCAATAAAATGATGAGCGAGGAGTATAACGAGCTATCTAGTGATCTAAATGTACAAAATTACATGTCGATAGAACAGCAAGTTGAGCGTTATAAAGCTGCTGGGGATATGGAAAGCGCAAGAATGGAAAGCGAAAACTTAAAGACCTTTCCGCCTGATACCTTTTTTAAAGTCCAACGACTCAAAACTATTATGGCCGGTGGTAATCCTGATGCCGAATTAGCCTATGGTGGCGAAGTAAAAAAGTACGCAGGGCCTGATGGAAGTTTTGTAGGGGCCAATAATCCATTCAACATACGCGACTACAATCAAAATTGGCAAGGACAAACAGGCGCTACTAGAGGTTTTGTCGATTTTGAAGACGTGACTTCAAGTGTAAGAGCAGCGGATAGACTACTTAGTAATTATCCAGAGCTTGGAGATGTAGCAACTTTACGTGAAACCGTTTCTAGGTACGCGCCCCCTAACGAAAACGACACTGATAACTACCTAAAGTTTGTTTCTGAACAAACAGGTATTCCTACGGATGCGCCTATTGATTTAACTGATCCTAGTGTTAGACGAAGAATTTTATCTGCTATAGCCAAAATGGAATCAGGCACTGATATTAGCCCAAATCAAATGTTGGCTATGTTAGAAGGACGAAATCCAGATAGAGAAACCGTGGCAGCACAAGATAGTAGCCCTTCAAACGATTACATAGATGATGAGTTAGAAGCAGAAATACAAGCTATTCTTGCGGCTCGACCCGAGAGAGATTTACCTCCTCGTCCTACTTATATGAGTAGCGCAGAAAGGCGAGAGCAAAGAGGTGATAGGACGCCTATGCAGATGTTTAGAGACTTTATGGCGTCTCAAGAAGAAAAAGCAGAAGAACGAGAACGCCGTCGTGACGAGTTTAATACAAAAATTGCGCTGGCTAACCGAGGACTTACAAGAAACGAAATTGGGCAAGCTATGGGTAACGTGGAGCGCAGAAGAGAACAAGCTGCACAACCAGAAACTCCTCGTGGCGTACCGTTAGACTTGTCAAAACCTCCTAGCCGTACAGCTACTCGTGGTACTGACTTGGAAAATACTGGGATAGTGGCAAACTTGTTTACACCACAACAAGGTGCAGGACAACCCGCTCCTACTACACCTACAGACCCAGCGCAGGAAATAATAGGTAGAATGCGCACCGAAGCCGCTAATATTGGTAACTACCAACGCACACCAAGTGCTTTAGAAACCCAGCTAGAAGGAGTACTGGGTGAACAACTTGGTGCTATGGAAGGTGCTAGAGCCGCAGAAGAAACCGCAGCGCGTGCAGCACTTGGTATGTCTGATGTCGAGAAACAAGCTGTAGAAGACCTTATTAAAGCTGATGAAGACTACTACGGTAAGATTCTTAGTCCTGCCGAACGCGCCAGACGTAAAAATGAACTAATTATGCAAGCGTATCTAAGTGGTAATAGTCTTGTAGATCAAGCCAGAAGAAGTGTTGGTTCTCAGTCTCAACTACGTAGACAGCAGCAACAGCAAGAACGCGAAGCCGCTAAAGTAAGACCACAAACTACTGTTGAACTTGAAAAAGCACAACGTAATATACGCGGACAAGTATATGAAGCTGGAAGAGGGGCAGAGCAAACCGCACGCACTACTCTGAATCAGGCTATACAGTCTGCGGGTAACTACGTAAACACCATAGCTAACCGTGATGCAGAGATGGCTATTCAACAGTCTCGCGCCAATTTAGATGTATTGAAAGCTGAAATAGACTCAGTGCTTACAGCTAGACAGCTTGATGATGCTGCTGAAGGTCGCTTAATGACTCTATACGCTAACTTAGATAGAAATATTATGACGTTAGACAATGTACTTGCCGATATGGAATCTGACCCGCTTGCTAAAGCTGACGATAAAACTAGAGTTCGTAACTACATCACAGAGTTAAGAGGTATAAAACAGACCACAATGAACGATATAGCCCGACAAATAGGTCTTCCAGCACAGCGAGTAGGTAGGATACTAGGCGCAGGTGCAGGAGAAGGCAGTACGGGCGATCCTGAAATAGATGCTCTGGTAGAGCAATATACAAATAGATAAGGGCTGCAAGTATGGCGACTCTTGAGGAACTCGGTAGTGCGTTAAAAAATGCGCACGCCGCTGGGGATGTAGAGGCAGCTAGAAAACTAGCTAACGCCATACAAACATACAGCCCACAGCCAGAGCCAACTGAAGACACTTCTCTGTTCGGCTACATACCTGAAACTGCCAAAGCTATTGCTGCCGGTGGTGCTGGGATGATTGAGTCTGCCCTGACCGGTGCGTCATTTATACTACCCGAAGAAGCCGAACAGGCTGCTCGCCGTAAGATTGCCGAAGTTGGCGGCGGGGTACAGGAGTTCCTTGCCCCTGATGAAGCCTACGAAGGTACCTATCTTGACCTGATGCGTGGTGTCGGTTCGACACTACCGTTCTTAGCTGCTGCTCCGTTCGGTGCCCCCGGTATTATTGCTGGTGCCGCCGTAGGTGTGGGTGCTGGTGCAGGTGAAGCTGCGCAACGTGCAGAGGCTGCTGGGGCTACTGAGGAAGAGATCAGCACTGCTGCTGGCTACGGTATGATTCCGGGCGCGTTTGAGATGATAGGCCCTACGCGGATTATCAGGCGTGCGCAGAGAGCACTTGGCCCTAATACTAGCAATGTTGCCGATGCGTTAAATAACAGTTTCAAAGCCCGGCTTGGTAGGGTAAGCGAAGGCAAACTTGGTCGTATAACTAAAGCGGCTATGGATGAGGCAGCGCAAGAAGCCTCGGCTGAAGTATTACAGAATCTTATTTCACAGGGTGTCTACGATCCCGACACCGGAACCTTTGAGGGTGTAGGCGAGTCTGCCAAGATCGGTGGTGGTGTAGGTGCTATCCTTGCGTTGTTTACCGAAATGATTGTTCCGGGTAGGCAGCGTGGCCCAACCCCGCAAGAACCAGCCGCACCAGAAGAACCAGCACCAGAAGAACCCGCAGCACCAGAACCTATTCCACCAGAAGGTGACCTACTGGGGCCAACAACAGTATCCGATATTTTAGATACAGATACTTTAGAAGAAATAGGTATCGATCTTGAAACAAATACTGCTGAAAAATTGTTTGGGTTAAATTGGGCTGATCCAGAAGAAAGAGCGGAAGCAGAACAAATATTAGAAGATTACATTGATCGTGGTTTAGTAAGAGCTTATAAACCTCAACTTGTTTCGCGCATAAGAGCTGTTTTAGATACCACCCCTCTTGTAAAACCGGAAGAACCGGAAGATGAAGTACGAAGAGCTACGGAAGTATCGCCTGACCAAATAGATATAGAAGAACAGATAGCGGCTAGTGAGGCTGCGGAACGCGCCGAAGAGCAAGCTGTACAAGCTGAAGAGCGAGCTGCCAGAGAAGATGAGCGAGCGTTAGCTGAAGGTCGCGTAGCCGAGCGTCGCCAGCGAGAGTCCGTCGAGAAACGTAGACAAGTACTCCTACCTATTATAGAGCGTCAAGATATTGACGGCGTAGAAAACTTAAAGCGTGCATTTAGTGCGGAGTTGGGCAGACAAGGTTTTACAAATACTGAGCCTACCGAAGAAGAACTAACATTAATTAACCGTGCTGCCGATGTGCGGGGGGCTTTTGCCACCCAAGAAGCCGAACAAGAAGCCGTAGAAGCCGCACGAGATGCCGCGCAGGCAGAAGGAACCGCAGAGTTAGAAGCACTCATACCAGAGCGTAGACAGCGGCCTATTCCTGTAGAGACCACTGAACAAGATGCACAGCGTGCCGAAGCTGCTCGACTTAATAGAGAGCGAATGGATCGCACGGGTCGGGGTACTGAAGGTCAGCTTGAATTCCCAGCTATAGAGCGTGCTGAACGTGCCGCCGCCCGTGCCCCTCAGACTGAGGAAGTTGTAGAAGAAGCACCTAAAGTACGTAAAGCAGACAAGCGATTTTTTGATCGTCTTGGCGTTGCCCCTCAAGCTCCTGTACGTAAACAAGTTCGAGGTATGGACGTTACCAGCGAAGAGGTTCGTACTGCTTTGACCAACTTAGGCCGTAATCGCAACGTCAGTGAACAGACCAAGATCAATATAAACAACTTCCTACAAGAAACCCCAGAGGCTGTTCCCCAGCAAGACTTATTTGCCCCTACCCGTCCTCGTCCGACTGCGTTACAACAAGAGCAAGCTAGGATTCAAGCAGAGAAAGAAGCGGCAAAAGCGGCACCACCTACAGCTAGGAAAAGGAAAAGGAAAAAGACAACAAAAACTAAAAAAGTAGAGAAGCAGCAAGAAAGACAAAAACGTATAGGTAGAGCGCCTGCCCCCGAAGCATTTGCCCAGCAACCTCAACTGTTAGGCCCATTGTCCCCTACCGACAGAGACTTGTTCGCTACAGATGAAGCTCTGGCACGGTACGCAAAGGTTGCTAGAAATGCAAATAATCTTTTGGCTACGATTGCTTACGACTCTACAGTTGCCAGACACCCTGAAGTGGCTAAAGCAGAAGCTGATACACGTAAAGTAGCTCGTAAGGCAATACGAGCGATTAGGGATAAGGGTAGCCCAGAACTATTAGAAAACCTGAATCAGCATCTACGGTACCAAACCTTTTTAGAAGACGCTGTAAACAGAAGAGATAGTAGGAACAAATCACTTGAAAGTCTAAGGGGCACCATAGCTGGCACTTTGTATACAGGAGAACAAGAGTCCCAAACAAAAGCGTGGAACCGAACAGGCTGGTGGAACAGTGCAGAAGCAAAGGCTCCGAGAGAAGTTATTCAAGTTGATGTAGATCAAGCCATCAAGGACGGTATTGTTGATGGTAACGTCCAAGAAATAGTAGCTGAGTCAGAAGTAGAAAACGGCACAGTTGAAAACCCTGAAGGTTTAGAGGGACTTCAAAATACTAAAGACCTTCTAGTTAAGAACGCTGTTGCTGCTTCTATGCCGGAAGTGTCCGAGACAGTAAACGATTTGTTGTTGGACAACAATATAGGTGGCGCACTAGATCAGATAGCCAGAGATAACCCCAACACTGATATCGCACGCACTGCCCGTACACTTGCGGAAAGGTTGCGCGGTACGAGCACCGCAGTTGAGTTTGCCGAAGGTGTTGTGGACAGAGATGGTAAACCAGCGCCCTCTGCGTACGATTTCCAGAACGATGTTATTCAGATTAATCTGGATATGCCGGTCAGTACACACGCTGTACTGCACGAATCCGCACACGCAGCTACGCATTCAGTACTGTCTAACCCCAACCATCCGGTCACAATTAAGCTACAGAAACTGTACAGCAATCTGAAAGACAAACTACCCAACGCTTACGCGATGGCAGGTTTACGAGAGTTTGCGGCAGAGGTGTACAGTAATACAGAATTCAAAGCTCAACTGGCTGCTTACAAGCCCAGTGGTAAAAAGCGAAGTGCGTGGCGTGATTTCTTAGACGCAGTTGCTAGATTCTTAGGGTTTAACATAGACGCAACTAACGCCACAACTAAAGCCTTAGAATACATAAACGTGATTATGGCAACTGAGCCTAACACCCGAGATGCTACCTCCGTAGTTGACAACCTGACTAACGGCGATGTAGACGAGGCGATGGTAGAACTTACCCGCGTAGGTCGCACCGGTCTGGACAAGAAAACTAAAGAGGAAGCCTACGAGTCGTTCTTGACAAACATAAATAACAAGAGCGCCAAGTTTATGATGAATGCTATCAATGGTCTCGGTTTAGAAGCCATTGTAGATATGTCTAAAGGTAAACTCCCTACCGTCGAAGAAATGCAGGATATTCTGTACGACATAGACGGCACTCGTAATGAAGAAATGAAAACCTTCACTATGATACTAAAAGACATTTTAGGAGCTTTTAGTACCAAAGCGGGTGTGGGTGTAGACAGTGCTGCGTTAGAGAAGTTCAGTAGGCTGGTAAGTGAAAGCACTATAGACGGTATTGATGTTACCCGTCCCAGAAGCTACTACGCCAAGCACCGTGTCGAGTACGGTACTCAAGACCTTCAGAAGAAAGAACAGCTATTCGATACCAAAGAAAAAGCGGAAGAGTTCAAGAAGAAGCTGGAAGATGAACGCCGTGAAGCTAAGAAAGCCGGAAAGACTACTACTATCGGTACCATCCGACTTACTGAAGCTACACAAGAGCGTACCGATAAGTATGACGAACTCAAAGCGTTAATGCTGGAACTTAATTCGTCTCAACGTGCTGCGTACACCAAGATGCGCGACATGTACAAAAACATTAACGACAAGATTCTTGAAGCCGAAGATGCCAACATAAATCAATTGGAGTTAGACCCCAACGTACAGAAAACTGTACGTGAAGTTCTGTTCCGTAAGCGGTTAGATGTCGGCGTCGTAGACCCATACTTCAGACTCTACCGTGAAGGCGAGTACTGGATACAGTATGAGTTTCAAAAGGCGGGAGTCGAAGGTACTGAATTTGGTTATGCTTCATTTGATAACCCCGGCGATAGGCAAGTGTTTGCGGATCGGTTGAGTAATGACCCTACTGTCATAAATATCAACCCAACACTTACTGCGGATCAAATGCGGTCTAGGATAATTAACGGTCAACTGCCAATATCTTTGGTCACCACGTTAAAAGCCGACTTAGAAGGTATATTCAAAGACCTAGAGCTTTCTAGTAAAGAAGATAAGGCAGCTATTGACCGTAAGAAAGGCGAGATACAGGACTTCCTTGCTGACATAGTACTTAAATCGCTTCCAGAGCAATCAATTGTACAGGCTCGCCAAGAACGTAGAGGCTTTGCCGGATTTGAAGCAGACCCAATTTATACGTTTGAAAAGTCTATGCCTGCGTTCATTAATAGTTACGCAAACATAAAGCACAAGGTCAAACTACAGAGTGCAGCTAATCGTGTTATGGAAGAAGGCCGACAGGCTGAACTTGCTGGCGACACATTTATGAAAGAAGTCGCAGTAGCTGTAGCTGGAAGTAAAGCAGATACAGACCAACAGTTTGGCAAGCTACCAAGCTATGCAGAGTTCAGTAAGAATCCTTACTTGAACGAACATGTACGACTAGCCCGATCACTGACCTTTATGTCTACTATCGGTTTGAGTGTCAGTTCTGTAGCTGTCAACGTATCAATTATTCCTGTGGTGCTTCAGTCTCGGCTTGCGGGTGAGTATGGTGGTTTCAAAGCTACTAAAGCTACGCTTGAAGCTATGAACTTTTACGCAGGGACATGGGGCAAAGTAAAACGAGAGGGTCTGGGTGAGGTAACTGTAGATGCAAACGGAGACTTCGTAACTACCGAACAAGATCGGTATGACCACGGTGGGTTTGCGATAACTAATGAATTTGAAGGTGAGAAGGCAGAGAGGTACAAAAACTTCGCTCCTTTGATAACCCGTATTAAAGAAATGGGTTTTGATACTCGCAGTATCGCAGCAGAAACATCTGATCCTGATAGTCCCAGTAGTCCGTTTGTGAATAAGCTAGCCTACGTATCCAGCTTTATGTTCCATCACAGTGAACGTGGTATTCGTCAAGTCAGTGCGATGAGTACCTACATACTTGAGATGGAAAAACTGACGGGTAAAAAGTTTAAAGATATTGATGCAGCAGATGTTGACCAGTACGGAGAACAAGCCTCCAGAAAAGCTACTGATGTTGCCTTGTGGGTTAACGCTTCGGCATTGCTAACTACTGGCTCTAGGTTTGGTCAAACGAATCTGGGTAGCTTGGTTATGCAATTTAAGCGTGTTCCCGGCCAGTTCTTATACACCCAGATACGTATGCTGGATGCTATATTTAAAGATATGACCGGAGCTGCCAGAACTGAAGCTGAAATTGAAGAAGCACGGATTCTAAGAAATACATTTATGTGGCTCACTGGTACGGGCGCTACACTGATAGGTGTTAAAGGTGTCCCACTGTACGGTGTAGCAATGGCTATATGGAACATGTTCTTAGATGACGACGAAGATGATGCAAATACTATCGTTGCTAAAACGCTTGGGCCTGAATGGTACTACGGTGCCATCGCAAATATGGGTGGTGTAGACCTGACTGATCGTATTAACTTGACCAACTTACTTATACGAGATCGTGGCAATTACGTTCCTTCAAGTGAGTTGGAGTACTGGCTAGAAGCAATCGGCGGCCCAACACTTGGTGTGGGCATGCGGTACATAGACGGTGCCACAGACTTGTTTGATGGTAACCCTCAGAACATGAATCGTGCTTTTGAAAAAGTACTGCCCACCGCCATATCCAACGGACTAAAAGCCTACAGGTTCCGTACTGAAGGTTATGACACTACCCGTGGAGACCCGATGATTAGTGGTGAAATACCTATGGGCGATGTAATAGCGCAGGGGCTTGGGTTTGCACCATTCAGTACGCGTCGAGCAAGAGACGCAGCCGCGCTTAACAACAGACTAAATAGGGGAATACAAACTCGTAGGTCTAATCTTTTAAACGATTTTGCTTATGCCCATAAAATAGCGATGGAAACTGGGGACTATTCTCTGAGAGATGAAGTAGAGGAAGATATCCAAGAATTTAATGATGACCATCCAGAAAGACCTATAAGCGGTAAAAATTTAAGACAATCATTAGCTGCCAGAGCTAGAGGTACGGCAATTGCAGAACTCACTAGAGGGGCGATTGTAGATCGAAGGTTTATAGAGCAAGCTGAAGAGAACTATAGATTGCTTTACGGTGAGGAATAAAAAGTGCCCCCCAGAGGGGGGCTAAATCCTCTGATAAGGAAATGATGCGCGGCTATGGTACCACAGTTACTTTAGCCGCCAAACCCGAACGCCATACTTACCATCCTCTACACGAACACGTTGCTCTATATCTTTTCTAGTTATCCGGGCAGCTCTGGTTAAATGTTCGATAGCTTTTGCAGTGTTTATGCAGGGTATAAATACTGAAGCTCCGGGTTTAAACTTATCCCAATCGACAACGATACGTACGCCGTCAGGGGATATATCATTTAACATTACTCTTGTCATCTGGCTCCTCGTCACTCCAAGACAACTCGATCACTGCCTGATAAGGTAAGTTCAATTTAGTACCTTTACCTAGACGCATCTTAGTAGACTTACCTTTAAGCTGTAGTTTTATCAATTCCCGTACCGCTTCGTAGTGGTGGCCTTTCTGCAAACACCACTCTTTGAACGGAGCGGGTCGTAGGTATAGTTTATTAATGTCGTACTCATGCCTCCCAACCCAACGGTATGAGGGCACAGCATCCGGCATGATAAGGTTTTCCATCTCAGGATCATTTACCCGCGCGTCCTGCGTGCTCTTTACTCGTAATATGCCCCGTGGGTTATCGGCAATGTAATCGGCAATCAAACTATGTATATCAATAGTCATGCTCTGCATATTTTCTCTAGCCAACTTTAGTTTCTTAACAATCCAAGCGTAGAACGCATCCAAATCCCAATCTAGTAAGCCAATGCTCTTGGCGACCATAACCCCAGCATACGTACAAGCACACTCTGCAACCCAAAATCTATGCTGAGAATCTAAATTTGCCGCTTTTATCATTGCGTCTCTTGTAGCTAAAACAAGTTTTTCTGTCGCCTTTAGGTTTTTAAGAACATGTTGTATGTATGGTTCGCCTGCATGCCCGTAATTACTAGCTAAGTCTTCCTGCAATGTGTTAGCTAACGCGGTATCTTCCTCTGAAAACAACTTCTTAGTGGCCGTAGCTTCCATACTTCTACCCACTTCACCCTCAGAGTGCTCTCTGTGCGTAGCTAGAATATCGTGCAAACTAAGGTTGCCTGTCGTACCTATGATAAACGCCCAATCCATACCTCTATATCGTTCGGAGTTTTGGCCTTGATTGTTCATCCTGTTTTTCTGCTCACCGTCAGTTGCGGCGTAACAAAACTCACTGGCGGCTTTACCGTCGTAGTTAGTAATCTCGTCTATGTAGAACGGTAAGTTCTTCCATATCTCTGCACGATTCCACGCAGAGTTTCCTGTATCCTTACCGCGTAGTACTAACTTCTTATGGTAGCCCCATACTGATGCCCCTCCATACATGCCTGTGGTTTTTCCGTAGCCTGACTCTTTACTCATTAGATGGTAGATAGCACCCGATATGTTAGGTATGAACGCCATAAGAGGAGCACCAAAAGATATGCCAAACATAAACTGATGCTCTTCAAAGTCGGGTCGGTTGTAGAACTCTGTTACTTTCTTCCAGCCATCTAGTGTACCCTTCTTCTGAAACATAGGTAGGTACTGTGCCGTACGAGCACTTGGTGGGGCTACCTCAACTTTGTCTGCAAATATCTCTCGCTCACCTACCACAAACGACTCCATACCCTCTGTCCAACCGAACTGTGTATGCACGTCGATCATGTCTTGAGTCTGTTTTAGTTGCTCAATCCACCTACCGATGTATGTCATAAGTGCGTCTGCCTGTCTTGTAAGCACAAATATATCGTTTAATCCCATAGCCTTACGAAACTCCTCTTTAGAAGTTATTTTGGTCATGGGTAAAACAAATGTCTGTATGCCCTCTCTTTCCGTATGATGTTTGAATTCAAAGGATGGCCCTTCGATCGGGTCACGTAATCTCTTGGTGACGTACAAGTCTCTCTTGTATATTTCCTGCTGGTCTATGTTTCCGTGTTCGTCTTCCTTTTCCAAGTAAACACCACCGTTTGCCCCACGTTTGTATGGGTACGGATACGCCGGTATAGTAACTTTAGTAGGAGGGAGAGCTTCGACAGGAACTTCTTCCTCTCCCTCCATCATAACCTCCGGCTCGTCATAGACCGTAACTTCCACCTCTTGGGTTTCGGCCATGCGCACTTCCATGCACAGACTTATAGGAGACTTGATCTTGCCCTTGTGCGGACAGCCTTCACATCCTGACGGATTGTCGGATTCAAACGTAGAGCACAGGTGTGGGTATTCAATCGGTGCAGCTACTTTGTCGGTTTCCTCCGCACTGTAGCCTTCGTACTTACTGGAGATTAGATGGATTGATTGCGCTCCGTCTTCCTCACAGTGTTTAGCAATTGACAGTACGTGTAGCCAATCGGAATACGACAGATCATTAGGTTGCATAATTGCACGATTGACTTGTGCGCAACCTTTCCCTGACGCCGTAGCTATCAGTAGTTTAGAAAAACGTGTTGTGTATTTGCTCTGACCAACTGCGCGTGCCATGTCTTTGGCATCTTGGTCTGTGTACTCTCTCGCGCTAGTAACTGGTGTCACTTTTGCGGGGAGCTTTTCTGCAAACTCGTCTAGGTCAATGTAATCCTTGACCTTACCCACAACCTTAACGTCACGCGCTGGGTCATCCTTAAAGTTGTGTGTGTTTGGTACGCGCAGTATACGTGCTGCATCCGCAGTCACTACAGGATCAGCATCTAAACCGAATTCGGCGCACGCCGTCTTCAATCTTTCCGCTACAGGTAACCATTCCTGTCTGGAATACGGGCGTGACAAAACCCAGTAAACGTGAAGCCCACGTCCTGAGTTTACGATAGTAGTACAGGCAGGTAGGCCGTACTCATGTATAAAATTATGTAACGCAATTAGTGCATCGCGCTGTGTTTCGTAGGGTTTGCCGACTCCACAATCAACATCTAGGAACAGAGCTTTCATTTGTAAGACGTTTTCGGCCTTACGATTTACATCCTCCACATACGTGGCCGGAGTGTAATAAGCATCGTACCCTTCAGCATCAAATTCATGCGCAGCATTAGCAGCCGCATCTACTGAACTATAAAATTTCTGTATTGTTTTGCCGTCTTTTATCCCTACTATGCAATAGTACCCTTCGTTTCCGGCAATGGTACTAAGAAACTCCTTAGTTTCCATAAGATTCCCACATCAGAGAAATAGGGGCACCGTAGTGCCCCATTGTTTTTAGTCATCAAATTCATCAAGCAAACTTGCAAGATCGACATCGGCTGGTGCTTCAACCTTTTTCTTTTTAGATACCTTGACCTTGGGTTCCTCAACTTCTTCTGCTACTGCCTCTACCGCTTCTACTTTTGGCATTTCTATCTTGGGTAGTGCGGGAGTGCTATCTTCTTTCGGTTTAACAGTAAGTGCAATAAGTTTCTCAGTGTCTTCCGACTGCTGCACATCTATTGCAATTTTAAGTTCGTCTTGCTCCAACACACGTACTGGTTTGAAACACAGCTTAGGTGTAGATGAGTCTGTATCAAAACGAATTTCTGTAAGTAAGGAAGCCAACGGAGCTTTCTGGGAATCTAGGAAACGTGCATACGTTTGTAGCCCCATCTTCTGCTTGTTGTCACCAAACACACTAGTAGCTGGTAACTGTAGCTGGTAAACCTCGTTCGACTTTATGTTGCCATCGGCATCCGCAAGCAGTACCGCAACACGTTGTGAGTACCGGCACGCACGGCCTTCACCCATACCAGAACCTTTAATGTTTTGAGGACAATCAAAACATGTCTCTGACTGACGGTCTCCATCAGCTACTTCTTTAGAAGGACGGCCTGTCTGTGTATCAGCAGACCAACACGTAGGAGGATTAGTAGCGCCAGCAGTATACTCACCAGCAAAATACATACGTGAGATTGGAGCTGTCTTTACCAGAACTACGTTTATAGCACGTTGCTCTAACTCCCCAACTTCTTGACCGCTAACTACCTTACGGAATACGCCGCCACGAATACTCAGTCTGTTAACACCTCCAACAGACCCTCCCCTACCAGCCGCATTTGTATCTGGCTGTAGCTGTCCGAGTAAACTTTTATACTCGTCAGGCATGTTTTCAAACATAGTTATATTACTCATACATCATCCTCATCGCTGAAATCCAGTTCAAGTTGAACGGGTTCGTTTTGGTCTGTATCGACCGGTTCTGGTACTTCCTGTTTCAAAGCTGCTACCACTTGCGGAATGTTAAATCGGTATGTGTTTGCCACCTTTATATAAGTGTCTTTAGGCACATACCCTTTAGCTACCCATTCGCGGACGGTAGGGACTTTGACATTCAAGTACTTAGCTAGTTCCTCAAACGAGACATAACTGTCCGTCATTTCTTTCTCCGTACTGTCACAGTGTATTCGCTATCACAATTTAACCCCTGTGGGAGCTTTTCGGGGTTGTCCTCAAGGAATTGCTTCATATTCCCCTGATGGATTCTTTTCTCAAGCAGTTCTGGCACTTCATTTTCAAGGATAAATTTACCCATCGCTTCCCAATCAGAAGTCCAGTATTTAGATTTGGTAGACCGATAGAACGTACCGTTCTCTGTACGGACAGATTCGACACCGTTATCTTTACAGTGCTCCAAGAGTTTGATTTCTATGGCTTTCATCTTCAGTACAAGCTCTTCTTCTTGTTCTTTTAGAGCGGCTTGTAGCTCTAACTTCTTGTCTCTTATCTTTATATAGACCGAGACCAACCGATCTAAGTCGGGTTTCACCTCATTACTCATCACGACATCTCCACAAATTACAATAGTTTAGCTAAGTTCTCCTTGGTTTGGCGCAGTTTAGTCTAGTTTTTATTATAGTTCAAGCACATTAGTGTATAAATCGATCATCTTGGAATGGACGTTTATTCGATCGTCCAACATCTTGTATATGTGCCTTTCCACCCTAGAACCTTCTAGTTGGATTACGGTACATGGATGTTTCTGCCCAGTACGGTGTACACGAGCGTTGGCCTGTGCGTAGGTTTCCAAAGAAGATGTTGGCCCCCACCATACAATCGTGTTTGCCGCAGTTAGCGTTACACCATGTGCAGCCGCTTGCGGTTGGATTATCAGGACTCTAGGGTCTGGGTCATCTTGGAATCTACTAAATATCTCAGTGCGTTTGGACGCACTCACATCACCTCTGATAATCTCGTTTGTGATACCGTCAGCTTTTAGCTTCTCAGCCAGTACGTCAATGACGTGCTTGAACGGTACAAAGATAAGAACCTTCTGGCTGGACTCGTCGATCACCTCACGTAGAACCTTGTACCGATTCTTAATATCAAACTCCACCGTCTCTCCAGTGTCGGTATACACCGCACCGCAGGATATTTGTAAGAGCTTGTTCATGTTAACCGCAGCATTAGCAGCAGAAATTTGTTCCCCTGCCGCTACCGCAACCATCTGGTCTTTAAGGGTCTTGTAATATTTCTTTTGCTGTGGGGTTAGTTCGACCTCACGTTTTACGTAGGTCATGTCAGGTAAGTCTAGGCACTCATCTTTCGTAAACCGAATAGCCGGTTGTAGTGCGTTGAATACTGTATCTGTAGCATCTGGTTTGGGTAGCCACTTAAACTGTGTAGCCTTGAACATAACCTTGTCCCTGAACGCCCCAAAAAATCTGGGCACGCCAGCAGGATTAACAAGTTTAGCTATCCCATACGCATCTACGGGAGACTGCGCGGCTGGAGTACCGGTCATCATCCACAACCAAGTATCGGGTTTGAGTAGAGAGTTCAGTACTTTCCAGCGTTTAGATTGCGAGTTCTTGTAGTGGGTAGCCTCGTCCACAATGATCAGGTCAAACCCACCTGCTTCGATATCGTCTTTAACTATCTCCACGCCATCGTAGTTGATAATGACGTACTCGGCTTCTCCGTTGATTATCTCCTGCCGTTTCTTTTTAGAACCATGTGCTATGTCTACTGTGCGGTGCATAGCAAACTTGAACAGGTCAGCCCGCCATGCCGAATCCATAATAGATATGGGGCAGATGATTAGGACACGGTTGATTATCCCCTCGTCCAGCAGAAAGTCTGACGCCCAGATTGCAGAGCCGGTCTTTCCGGTGCCCTGCTCATTAAAGCAAAACCCCCGGCTATTTAAGGTTAAGAAAGAGGAAGTTGTTTTCTGATGCTCGAAAGGCTGGTACTTGCCTGTCCATTTATACTTGCCCAGTATGGGGGATGGCACATCTCTGACGTTTAAGTTCCGTAAAACACGGGACTCATCTACACCCCAGTTAACAATAACGTCATTTGCGTTGAGTTGTCTGCTCTTTGGTATCGCCGCAGTAATTTTTTCGGGATTACGAACCCGCAGAAGCAAGCCTCTGTTATCGACAATTTGCATTTAAGTTACCCTACTAGCTTATCTGGGTATTTAGCAGCCATTGCTAGAAGTTCGTTTTTATTTTCAATGGCTTCCGGATGATCACCGGTAACGCAGCGGCTTCTTAAATCTTCTTCTGGGCTGTACTTTAAGTTGTACCCTCTAGGGTACGCACCTTCTACGGTACAATGAGAAGACCTATGCCCTTCTCCCCCGCCTAATCCGTGATAGTGTCTGTCCCCGCATTCTTTACACACAAAGACATATTGCCTGCCACGTATGTAACAATCGACTGTAGGTATTTCATCTTGCATGACATCATTCTCCTTATTTCTTTTTCTTCTCACGCTTACTAGTTTCAGAAACTAAACGCCCTTTGGAATCTCGTTTGAACGATCTGTTCTTGGACTTACTTTCTATCTTGGTACCGTGAGAGTTCTTGCCACCTTTGCTCAGTGCTTTCTTGTGGCTAACGTCCTTGCCCTCTCGTTTGTCGGCTTTGCCGTTCTTGTTTTTGTCTACGCCTTCCTTGTCTATCTTACGCCGCGCACGCTGCCTTTCCATACGGTCAGCATGTTCACCACGCTTCTTCTGTTGCTCGTACTCTTTCTTATAAGGACGTTTCTTTTTTGTATATGGCATCATCGCCTCCCATTATGTGGGCACTCAGTTACGACACAGTGTGCTCTACAAAGCCCTGTGGGTTTAGGATTCCATACGTCATTGTCGTATGATTTTTCCAGTGTAGCGTAGGCAGTTAACCACTTGCGCCACAGTTCTGTTTGGTTTTCTATGGTATATGTCTCTTTAATGAAAGCCTTACATACCACAAACAACAACCCACATTTCACCTTCTTTATGTCAGGGAAATGTCTGAAGACAGCAAGAGCCATTAGCTCTAGTTGTCCCTTGTCTGCATATTTAGCAGACTTACCGGTTTTGTAATCTATTACTGTAGCAACGCCGGTTTTTTCGTCAACTATTAATAGATCGGCTACACCCCTAAACCAAACACCGTTATCAAAGAATCCACACGGTTCTAGCTTTTCAGTCAGCCCCATTTTGTATTCGCAGAGCTTTTCGCCTTTCATACCTTTGAGTTTGTCTAACGCACTCAAAGCATAGTCAAATCGGGGGTCTAGCTCTTTAACTACACCGCCGACGTAATCTTCTGCGGCCTTGTGAAATTCGTTTCCGTAAAAGATAGCTTCGGTTTCAAAGTTCTCCTCGTAATCTTTTACTACCTTCGTGTGGTAATACTTCTTCGGGCACTGATCAAACGTCTTTATGCTACTGAACGACCACGCTGGTTTGGTATCCACTCGGTACACTCTCCGTAGTTTTTGCCGATCTCCACGTCACCACGCACGGGAAGGCCGTTCGCCCACTCCGGTGTGTAACGCATGCAGGAGTCCACGTAGATAGCAGCTTCCTCTACCTCCGTGTCTCTGACACAGCATACCACAGAATCGTGTACCGTTAACAAAATAGGGTACCGCTTAGATATCATTAACATCTGTTCGGACATCACACAACGTGCTATTCCCTGACACACGTTTTCTATAACTTTACCGCCGTAAATCTTAGTCCAGCCCCGTCTAGTCTTGTACGTAAACTGAACACCTTTCTCTGTCTCGTCAGCTTTTAGCTGGTTGTAATACATCATCAACCCTGATGGGAGTTGAATAGCGTTGAGATTAGGCACCACTTCGAGCACTCCCTTACGTCCAAGTTCTGCGGAGTAGTCTTGGTAGATGCGCATCAGTGCAGTTTGGGCCTGCCGCCATAAGTTAGTAATTGAGTCGTTCGTGTCCCTGTAGATACGTACAATACGTTCTGCTTCCGCCGCTTCTACGTCAACCCCGAACGTCTTAAGTTGGTCACGGAATCTTACTGCCCCCATTCCATATCCGGCTCCGAGGATTGTAGTCTTACCGATGAAGCGTTGGTGGGCAGTAACTTCGGATTCAGGCACACCATAAATAGCCGCTGCCATCTTCTTGTATACGTCTTCTCCCTTCTCAAAAGCCTCGACCAAATCATCCTGACCGGCTAACCATGCGAGTACACGCGCCTCTATCTGGGCAGAGTCGGCTTCAACCAGCGTGTATCCTTCCGGTGCTACGATACATGACTTCAAAACTTTAGCGTTCTGACCCCGACTTGGTAGGTTCTGTAGGTTAATCTTGTCTTGACCGCCCCATCTGCCGGTGTGTGCTGCGTAGTATTTAATCGGTACAGGTAATGCGCCGCGCAGTGCGATATCAATAAACCTTTCTGTACGTGTTTCCTCTAGCGTACTCTTAAGTCCTATGCGAGCTGCTACTAACGCTTGCACCTTTGGGTCTTCGTGTTCTTGGAGAGCTTTGAATGCTTCATCGCTTTTAGCAAAAGCAAACGTCTCTTTACCTGTACGCAAACTTGTTTTGGTTGGAGGGATAACACCTAGTGATTCCAACGCCTTAGCAAACTTAGGGTTGGACATAAGCTCGTCCTTCTCAATCCCGCATTCTTCGAGCAAGCGATCTTTTTGAATTTTTAGATTCGACAGGTGGTCTTGTAGTTTATCTATGTCTAACTCAAGCACAGGGTCTATAAACATACGCAAGGTCATATCTATAACTTTAAGTTCTGACCTCGGAAACTTGCGCGTAGTCATAAAGATATTAAACAGTTTGTAGGTTAGCTCTACATCTTGGATACAGTAATCCCCATACCGTTCTAATTCGACATCGCTGAAATCTTCGCGGCGTTTGTCCAACGCATGAATTACTTCGTCTCCTTTCTCTCCGACATCGTACATCTCTGAAAGTTTTTTAAGTGACGCACCGGCATCAACACCGTGTATTGCACGCGCCATGCAAAGAGTATCAAGGTATAAACGAGGGTGAATATCAAGCAACCAACTAAGAATAGCGCCGTCAAACAAAGTGTTATGAGCAAGTACAGCACACTCTTCCCAGTTATAGTTGTCATGTAAGTACCTCTTCAGGTCGCTGAATGCTCCACTCAACCATACTGTCTCGCCATCATTTACTTTTACACTCACACCAATGATTTCAAACTCAGGACTACGAATGTACTGTTCTGTAGTTAGTTTAGTTAGCGAGAACGTTTTTGAGTAATAGGTCTCAAAGTCTACGGTTATGACATCCACTACAATCTATCCTCGTATTCGCTAACAGGCGGTATGCCCGTAGCTGTTAGTTTACCTTCTTTTATTAGTGCTTGACGGTTAGCTTCCTGTGCAGCCGCTATTTCTTTTTTATTTTGGCCGGTGTATTCGACAGCCAGTTTTTCTTTGATGAGTAGCTTATTGATTGTTGTTCGCCCCACTTTGATTTCACCCAAGTACCTTCCAAACTTTCCCTTCTCCCTTGTTCGGAGCGCATAAACTCCTCCCAACTTGAGAGCCTTTTGGGCGTAGGCTTTCGCGAGTAGTCCATGTGCTTTCTCCTGCTTATTTCTAGTGCGACACTCTGGAGTATCGATGCCGAAAAGACGGATACGCTGATTACGAACCCAACAATCAAAACCAAGATCAATGTCAACATCTACTGTATCCCCATCTACTATGCGTCTAATAGTTGCTTTGTATTCGTACATCTATTGTTCCTCTACAATTCTCTCTCGCAGTATTGCGTCTTGCCAATTCTTGCACCACGGACAGAACCAACCTTTGCGGTATGCTCGTGGGTGTTCATCGCCGTCTCGTTTTTCGATGTAGCCAAGCACCTCAAGCATCTTCTGGCCGCATTTACACGTCTGCCCCAGTTTTTTGTACATCTTTATCTAACACCTGTATAAAACACATGTTTGTGTATGTTAGCTGTAACTTGTCCTGTGTATGCCCACTCGGGGAATACCTTTGTACTGTGGTAATGAGTCGCGCCCCCTGTGATATCGGGGATCAAACCACTCAAATGCACTATGTATACCGCATCCCGCCAAGCCCGTTCATCGTGCGGGTCTTCTGGTTTGCCATCGCAGTAGAAGCTGAACTGACACATGTTGCGGATGGGATTACCGTTCCAGTAGTAACCTTGTTTGACTACATCACACGCATTGTCTGGGTAGCGTGGGTCTTCGATTCTATTTCGTATTACATGAGCGACTGCAATCTGCCCTGCATCTGGTTCACCTCTAGCCTCAAAGTAGATAGCTAGGGCTACGCACATAAGCGGGGTGATCATACAATTCTCCACAACCTGTAAGTGCTATCTTCTTGTTTACGCATCGTCATTACCCTTTCATGCCTAGTCAAAAACATTTGTGCGCTAGCCGCTTCTCTGTAGTTATCAAGTGCAACACTATCACCAACTTCCATATCTAGCAGTGGATCAAACCTAGACGACCGGCCTCCTCTACGTCGAGGCACAGGTATATCTTTCTCTATTATCAATTCCATAACTATCTCTTTGCTGGTAACTGGTTTCAATCAGTGAACAACGACCCCGTAGTCAGGGATTTCGTATTCATAATTTATCGTCTCATCGTTGGGTGACATCAAGAACGCGCCATTGCTGGTATGAAACTGCATAGCCATCTTTGTAGGGGGCGACATAGTAATAACGTGTGAGACATTCGGATACATTATAGGAACAGATTCTAGTAGCTCATTTACCAACCGACGCCCGGCCCCCTTAGAGTACGACCACAAAGAATAAAGACAAAAGACCGTAGCTATGCTTGTATCGTCTTCATCAAACTTAGCTTCGACTTCTTCAATAAGTTCGTCTATCTCTCCGGTCGCGTACATTCGTAACTGATCTTCTGTTCTCGGAATGAACGGACACATCACCGTACAGACAATAGCGTTTACCTTCATGTCGAAACCCTGTTTGTCCACATCAGCAAACACACGAAACTTTCCCTCGAAACGTGTTACGTTATCTTCAAACAAGTGTGGACGAACAGGGTCATCGGCTATGTAGTCGATGAAGTCTTCCATGCTACATTCAATCAGCATCGTCTTCCTCTAGTATCTGTTCGAGTTTATCTACCGCTTCAACAAGACGTTTGCCTAGCTGTACCAACTCTTCAGCATGCTCCTCGTCTATTTTAATTGTTATCTCTAACATGGCGATCCCACTCCCGTTCGCGCTCTTCGTCTGGATCAACTTCGTATGACCGCCACTTGTAATCCTCGTCCTCATCACCAACGCGATTCGGATCATCTGGTATTGTGCGCCAATCGTTATAGACTCTACCCATTATCATTCTCCTCCGGTCTGGTTAAATTAACTAACTGCCACGCAAGTTCGTGCAGCGCCGCTTTGTCTTCTTCGCACTGAATCAGGTTAATTACTTCTTGTAGCGTCATTATCATTCTCCTGAATATCTTTCAGTATCTCCCGCCGTAGTCGCTTGCGATCTTCGGGCGAACATTTACTCACGATCTTGATATCACTCAGTCTTAGTTTGTAACTCGACGGCTGCCAGTACAGTGCAGCTTCCGGCTCAGTGACCAACATGTACTGCCATGTCTCACCATCTATATCTATATAAAAAGATTCACCAATCATTCTGCATCACTCCCACCTTTTAGTCTATAGTCTTTCTCCACAAATCCCTCTTTGTTCCCATTAACATACGTTGAATTAATCCACACTTTCTTCCCGTTCTGGTACGTACGGATATGTCCTCGTCTCATGTGGCTACGTTTCGCACCGCCTCCACCGCCGTTGCCTCCACCCAAGTACGGGCTATCCCATACCTCACCGCCGATAGACAGAACCTTGTAGTCATAATTAGCTGTCTCACCTCTCTTGGCATGTTTCTTAGCAAGTTTAGGAGGGACATTTACAGGTACTTGTTTACAGTCGTTTATCTCTAGCAGATTGCAAAGCGTAGCCATTGACATAAAGTCATCTTGGTAGTCTGACAGAATTTCCCCTATTTCTTCTTGGCTATTCCCATGATCCACAAGATATTCAATAAAATTGACTGTATGGGGGTCGGGGTTCCAATCAAGTCCATATCCCATAGCTCTATAAGCGCCAATATCTTCAGGCTTAAAACTAAATTTGCAGAACGCTGGTTGGCACGCCCATACTTTAAGATGGGGGGCATACAATACTGACGCACATCTTATGTCTAAATCTTCCCCCTCTTCTTGTTTCTGGACAAGAATAGAAATTTTATGGGTGTCTATTTTTTCGGGTGCATCTGGTACTTTTATTCTTGTTGCGCCTTTCGTGTCGATACCATCTGCCTGATTATTTATATGAGTAGTACTTAGCAGAATCGTAATTGGGTACGGCAATCGAAATGGCATGTACTCTTTACCATCAAAAGGAGGATGTAAATCTTTATCACCAATTATGTTTCTTACATCTGGTACATAAAACTTCATGCCCCTCTCAATAGTTTCAGCTAAGTAGTTCATTGAGTGGGCGTGTTGCGGCATTTCGTTTTCGAGAAGCACCCCAACCGCATTACGCATATCACGTACCGCATCCTTAAACTTACCCCAGTGCGGGATACCTCTAACTGTCTGTTGTTTCTTCATTCTCGTTCTCCTAGTTAAAAGAAATAAGTTTGCGTGAGTTCGTACAGAAATCCCCCCACCCATTCAGGGTTCATGCTGTACTTGCTCACGACTAACCGTAGCGTGGCTTACTCGGTGCATGCACAGGGTTGGAGTGCTCTCATGAGGCATTTAAGCCCTGTCATGCACTGCGGATGTTTTCGGCCGGAATGATACAAACACACCTACCCACCGTCCGCTGGGGTATGGGGGAGTAAACAAATCAACTAAAAAACCTCCCCCTACTAAGAACCTAAAACGACAGCAGTACCTCCCGCACGCTATCTATATTGTCTTCATTTACTACCCACCCCACCCCGGCAGCCTTAGCTATATTTTCCAGTTCACGTTTCTGTAAAGCAGTCGTAGTGTTCTTGCCTGCTTTACACTCAATAGCGAAAAACTTTCCTTTGTAGCACCCGACTATATCCGGCACACCCGAACGTCCGTAGCCACCTGTGGCTGGAAAGAAGTAATAAACATCTTCACCCAACGTCTTCAGTTGTTTCACTATCTGATTCTTTACTCGTTTCTCCGGCGTCATCGCCATCAGTTTCATCTCCGTTCAAATGAATCCAAAACACGTTCTCTTGCATCCGTCTACCGATGTTATCTATGTACTTGCTCGGTGACTTGTGCGGCATTACTCTCAATACTGCTACCTTACGTTGTACCCACAAAGGTACCTTGTCTGCGGGAATTGTATAAGGGCGACTTATGTTGACACCTCGTATGGTCATCTCCATAAGACCGAATGACTGCAAGACAACAAAGTCGCCCTTAAGTTCCACACGTAGTACGGCTTTATCAATTCTCATCCGGTGCTACTCCGTAGACAAACTTGTATACAAAATCAGTGGGTACCATAAACGCACAGGCTTCCTTACAGAACACTTCGTAGTCTGGCCTGATCACGCCGATGTTCTTGGCACACCCATCGTCATCCCGCTCGACAGTTTCCAGTGTCATCACTGCACGCTGTATTTCGACAGGCAAATCCTCAAAGTAATCGAAAGTTTGTACCTGTACCTCATCGTATGGGGATCGCTGCGCTTTGTGTATGCAAACAATCTTTCCGGTTATAGCCGAACGCATCATGCACATGACACTGCGATCTCCTGCGTGTTCTTGTTTAGCTAACACAGCGTTACGTGCGTCGCGGTACTTGATAAAAGTTTCACGTAGTGCGCTATCTTCCGACAGAGTGGGGGACTTACCTTCCTCCATCTCGTACAACATGTTCAGTATTTCACGCGCACAACTTCTGCTGACTGCATCGGTTCTAAAGTTTGAGAACAAACCCTTGAGTTCGTCATCGTACGATTCAACCATCTCCCACACCAAGGGCGACAAGATATCCGCAACGTGTTCCGCTAACTCATCGTCACCGTAAGGACGTAGGCCAGCAACAAAACTTGCTGCTCGTTTGGCATCGTTGACTGCATTGATAGTCCTCTCTTGATCGTAAGTGCTGACACAGGAAGTGCTAAGTCTACGTTGCCGCTTGATACGCAAAGACTCTATCTCGTACCGACACTCGTCTGAGTTATACCAAACGTGTGCAGTATATAAGTTGCTACGTCTGGGACGGATAGACCACTTCCTTATGTGTTCACCCATGTATTCATCCTTGTGGGTTGCCATAGGATGAATGTCTACTGCATAGCTAAACTTCTCCTGAATAAGTTTCAGCAGGATTATTGTCCTCTCAGTCGTCTTGTACTTACCAAACTTGTAACGTGCGTCGTCTTCTCCCCACTCTTCACGTTCAAATTCCTTTAGCTCCTCATCGATTTTCGGAATGTAAGAGCCGTTGACGGTCTGTTTCTCTTCACCGTAAAAGCGTTCACGAAATTGTAAAGGGGTGTCGTTCACACCCCGATCATTGTATCTAGCCATAAGAGTTCTCCAATTAAAGGTTTACGTGGACAGCAGTGCCCACATTAGGTCTTGCAGTGTCGTGCCCAAGAATGCACCACAGTACGGGCGAGTTCCATGTGCCCCAATCCCCACCCAGATATCCATCCGTGCATACGATCACCGCTTGGGGATTGATGTTATGCTCTGCCATGTACTCGTTTACACAGCTTATGTCAGTGCCACCACCACCGGCTGGCTTAGTTGACTCAACCAGCCTGTCAATGTCTTCGGCTTCGTACGTCTCATCCGCACAGATTTTGGTGTCCCAGTACAACACGCGAATCTTGTTCACATTGACGTTGGATACCACACCCTGCACCTCGGACAGAAACTTAGTTAGCTCTGCCTGACCAATGCTGCCTGACGTGTCGATAGCGATAACAAGTTCGTCTACCTGCTCGGACACACCACTCGGCATGTACATACCGGCTGACATGTACCGGCGATTGGGTCTGGCATACGTTGAGTAATCTGTACCTCGGCATGTCTCGGTAACAAACTCACTCAACACATCGACCCAATTGATCTCCGGTTGCAGCAGCGAATCAATCGCACGGTTGCCACCACTACCAACCTTACCGGCAGTCAATGCACCCTGACGAATCGCGGTGTCGATCTGCTCGGCAAGTTGCTGTTGCTCCTCGTCCGACATGCTTTCGGCACCCTCCCAATCGTGATCGTCAAACCCCTCACCATCACCCTGTTCGGATTCACCAGATTGCTGTTGCTCCTCCTGTTCAGCGTATAAGATGTTGAACACCTGCTCACTGTTCATCTCAGAGAAACGTGTATCTGCAAGTCCCATTAGCTGACCAGTCTCCTTGCATCTAGGCATCTCAACAAACAAGGTACCGTCATCGTTGACAGACTTGTCACTGAGTATCTGCAAGTTGATAACGTGATCGCATGCTATGTTAGCCAGCCGATGATCCTTGTCGTGCAGATGTTTCCACGTAGTCAGATGGCGATACAGCTTGTGATAACACTCGTGCAAGATAAGGAAACGTAGTTCAGGGTCAGTCAAACTATCGACAAACTCCCGTCCGTACCACTCGTCCCGCCCGTTGGTGCAAGCTGTAGGAACATCATCTCGTACCTCCTTACTACCCATCATCAGCACACCGGCTAATGCGATGTAGTTCCTGTGGTCAATGATATTAACCAGAGCTTTGGATACCCGCTGCTCGGCGGTTAGTTGTGTTCGTGTTGAGAACGTCATAAGTCACCCCCTTACTTCTTGTCGTTGAAGTACATGTAACCGTTAGCCATGCACCACTCTTGAAACTCCTTGGTGTTAACCACCACATCTTGCTTGTGGTAGTCATCCTTACGGGCGGCATTGACAAACAAACCCTGCGCTTCCTTGGGCAGTCGGCTCAGGTACTTCATCCATTGGCTCACCCACTGATACTCGATAGTCGCCAGCGTACGCTGAACAACCATGCAATATGCTGCGGGAGATTCAGGAACCTTGGCGGTCATCGGGTTGTCCTTGATATCCTGATTGGTAGGCAAGTCACTAGCCAGTTCGAGAAACGACTGCATGTCACGCGCAGCCCGATCACCGATAGTGCCGGTCAGGAGCAACCGCACGGTAGCTTTGTCAAACTTGTCTGCCTGCCACAAGATATCGCTAGCAGCCTCCAACGATCTAGGCGTCACGAACGCCGTACGCCACTTGGCTTTGGGGTGGTAGATGTACGGATTCGCATCGTCCAGATGCCGTTGGTATTCCTCCGTAGACGGATTGCCAGATGGTTCGGACAGTTCGGTGAACGACTGCAAGACTTGTGGGTTCTCGTTTACCCAACCCAAGACAGAGTGGTGAATACCGTTTGACTGACCCCATTCTACCCACTCTTTATGGTCGGGCTTGCGCATGCGCACTACGGTTATGCGATTACGTGCGTGTGGTGGTAACAAGTCCCCCACCTGCTCGGCACCCAGATTAGTTGTGGCAAACACGATTGACCCATCCGGTAGCTTCTTACCACCGGCAGTCTCGTGTTCCTGCATGATGCGCAGCAGACCATTCTTCACAGACGGGTTAGCCTTGCCCAGTTCGTCAATCATCAGGATGATCGGCTTCTTACTGTGAAATCCCAACTCCTCGTTGACTGCGTACCGCACCACACCGTCATCGTCGATCTTGTCGAACATCGGCACGAACATATCGGCAATGTCCTTGGTGGTGCTGTCAAAGTATACCGGTACGTGTTTCGGTAACAGTCGGGCAAGCAACTTGAGTATGGAAGTCTTACCCGAACCCATGTCACCTTCGACAAGTATGGTCTGTTTGTCCCCCACTGCTGCGATGGCATAAGCAAGGGCGTTAAGTTCTACTGTAGCGTTCAATTGAATAGCAGACATAAGAGTCTCCGTTTAGTTAAGTTTAGTTGAGTTTAGTTAAGTTAAGGTTAGAAGTCCAGTGTAGGCATCTGTTGGATGATCTTGTCGATATCCTGTTTGGTCTGCAAACGCTGAGTCTCACTGTTCCGCAACGCATCCGGCGTTATCCCGTCCAATGCCATGCGCAGATTGTTGGTGATACCGGTCATCGTTGCGTCATTGGTGACGTTGCAGTTGCGCATAAGTTCCACAAACTTAGCCACATTACTTACCAGAGTGTCATGGAACCCTGTTGGCTTATCGTCACCGGAGTAGTTCAGCATCTTGGACATGTTCTCCAGTGGCTCACGCAGTCGCTTGAACACATCGCTGTACGCAGATTCCACCCTGCGCTTGAGCATATCCTCGTACTGGGACTTCATGGCGTGCGCAGCTTGGTTGCCCACCTGTACGATCCAGTTGTCGGGATCAACCAACGGCTCGTAATCAATGTGGATAGCAATCCGGCAATCAAGTGCGTACACACTTGGGAACAGAGATTGGTCAAACAAGTCCCCAAGCTCCATTTGCGCAGCACTCGCTGCTCGCGGGTAGTCATCGAGAAACTCGGCTTTGAGTTGGTAAAACTCGTTTGTGAAATCCTCCATCTGTGCCTGATAGTCGAGCAGTTTAGCGTTCGACACCAGACGCGCACCCAAGTTACCCCAAGGCAGAGTGTTGTCCATGTGCCACCGATAGATAGTCCGACTGAGTTTCTGTAGTGCAGCATGCTGCGGACTCTCGATAAGTTTCTTGCGTGAGGTAACACGCTTAGGGTCGGCATGCTTGATACGTGCCAGTGCCCTCGCAGCCTCGGGGTCGTTCTTCACCAGATCAGGCACGCTGCGTGACAGGCTGACAACCATTGCGCTAGTGGCAATCGATGGTACAACTACTTCGTCGAGTTGAGTTTGTGTTTCGTAGCTCATTACGTTCTCCTTTTCTGACAGGTTGTCAGATTTTTCAGTTTGGTTAAGTTTCGTTTGATTTGACGCTGTTTCGTTCAGCGTTTGACTATTATCGGACATATCCTGAACCCAGTCAAATGTTTGCTGATCGTGTTTATCTATCACAGTAACAGTCCTCCTATTGTGATCATTACCATAAACAGGAACGCAATCGTTCCCCCCACTACTATCTTGCACAGCGTCCATGCCAGACTCTCTTCCTCTGCCCACACGTACTTATTGTGCGGGTCATGTATGTTGTGACTCTTTCTGAAGTTATCCTGCTCGTTCATTGTTACTCCTCCCATGCTTCGACTTGTAAACAGCGGAAGCCATTCGCCCGCCACATATCCACCACGCACTGCCGGTCATCCAACACGCACAGCACGTCATCGGGTGTCAGACCAAGTTCCTGTACCATTTCGAGTTTGACCTCGGTATCGGGTCGGCGGTCGTTAGCCTTACGCATGACTAACCGCTCGTCGTAATCCCAATCCTCGTGAACGTGTTTTTGTAACCACTCAACAGTTTCGGCCCGCACCACGTCATTACGCCCAGACAGGAAATAAACCTCCCGCTCCACCGCTCCGCAGACCATGCAGCCTGAGTTGTGTCCGAGTATCAACGACTCCAGTATCTGGATAACGTCCCTGTTCGGCGCGTCATCGACGCATGCCGCATTGAAGCTATCCCAATCGCGCTCGGCGTAGGGCTTCAGCGTCCCGTCAGGATTCTTGATGTAGGGGAGCCGGTGGTTCACATCGGCCAGTGTTCCGTCTAGGTCGCACAAAATTACTTCTTTCATTCTCATTTCTCCCATCGCTTTGGATTGAATTGTTTAGCTGTCTCGAACGCACTCTCGTGAGAGCAGACCGCAGCAGCTTGTTTGTGTTGCTCGATTATCGGGAATTGCTTGGGCGCCCCCCACCCTTGGGATTCGGCACACGGCTTGCAATACTCGAAATATTTAGCGCGATCCGCCGGGTACAGTAAGCCGCAACGTACGCAACCATGTTCTGATAAGTTAGCTTTGGTCTTGCTCATCACGGCTCCTCTTTTCCTGCTCAATGGCAGCCTGCTCGGCTCGCTTCTCCTGCTCAACGACTGCCCCTTCTAGGTCATCGTAGAACGCGTACAGTTGACTGCATATCGGACGGGTGACGTACAGTGGCAAATCCATATCAAGAATGAGGTCGTCAATCTTGTCTAACAGGTCGTCGATTTTGTCTAGTTGTTCGTGCATAAGTAGTCTCCGTTTTTCTGACAAAGTGTAAGATTCTGACAAAGTGTCAGAAATCGCTCAGTGCTGGGCGTTGCTCACAGTCCCTCTCCCAGCATCATTATTATCCCATTTCCCCAGATTTGGGTCAAATTATAGAAACTCGTTTCTCTAACTCTTATATTGCAACCATTGCAACTTTAGCGTTTTTGAGGAGGTTGCAGAATGAAATCCAGTAACTACGCGGGCTGTGGGTTGCTTTGCAACTTTGCAACCATTGCAACCTTGGTTTGACTACGATCTGTGAAAATAGGCCGGAGGGGGGAGGAAGGGGAGAAATCTCCCAGAATTCACAGGAGTGACGTTTTGGAGGTTGCAATGGTTGCAATGGTTGCAATACAAAATAAGAAAAAATAAAAAATTAAATAAATATAATAATAATAGTAACTTAGTACCAAATCCCCCCACCCAATTTACTACCCCCTATTGCAACCTTGCCGTTTTTCCAAAGGTTGCAATGGTTGCAATACCCCTCTACCTAATGCTACCAATGCAACCTTTGCAACCTTTTTTATATCGAACATGTTTATCTAATGGCAGTTAGCCTGAAGGAGAACTGGTTTCTGTTTTTCTGACAAGTTGTAAGATTCTGACAATCTGTCAGATTTTTTGGCGTGGTGGCAATGCGCCACAAGGGAACTGGTTTCTGTATCTGGGGGGACGTGGCAGTTAGCCACAAGGGAACTGG